TTGAGTTCGTCTTTGTTCTTTACATCAATTAATTGGTCGATTTCTTTTTCGATAAAAGACAACGTATCAACACTCAAATCTGCAACATCATTTGAATCATCTGGTACGAATGTCTCATCTACAATAGAAATCTCATGGGCATTTGCAGAATTGATGCCATCAATGAATTTTTCGTAAGTTGCTGGATTAGTTTTTCGCTGAACTATAATCTTTACAAGCTTGTTTTCGTATTGAGAAAAATCCATCTTGTCGATCTTTGGAGTTGCACTGTCATCATAAAAAATTCTATGGAAAATACAATTTCTATTTTGAATGTATTCTAATTCTCTAGATTTCAGATCAAACACATGAAAACCTTTGGCTTCATTGATGTCAGAAAATAACATCTGGTATTGAGTACCAAGATAATAAATGTTCTTATGTGATGATTTTAGATGAAAATGCCCAGAAAGAACAAGTTCAAACTTACTAAGAACTTCATCTGACATACCGCCATCAAACTTAACACCACGAAGAACTTCATATCCAGTCAATTCAAAATGCCCACATGCAATAGTTGCTTTGCATTTCTTAAGTTGCTTGACAATATCTTTCTCATTTGAATCATTGATCCAAGGAACCATAGCGATCTCAGTTCCATCAATGTTGATAACATCAAACTCTCCATAGGTCTTGATATTATCAAAGGCTGGAAGTAGCTGACATACAGAATTGACTCGATTTGTATTCTTGTAATAGGTATCGTGATTTCCTACTAAGCAATGCATTTGAATTCCCATTTCCTTCAAAGGAATTAGGACTTCATTCGTAACTCTATTTAAAGTATTAAAATTGATATACTTTCTTCTATCGAAGAAATCTCCAAGGTGGATTATTGTATCAATTTTATTTTCTTTTAAGTAGGGGAAAAATTGATCTCTAAAAAATTCTATGAAGTAATTTAAAAACAAATCGGAATCATTTCTGATTCCGAAGTGAGTGTCATTGATGACTGCTATTTTCACATTAAACCTCTTTTAATGACCTTTTTCTTTTTTCTAGTCTTCTTTTTGGCGTTTCCGCCAGCCTTTTCTTTAAACCTTTCCACATCTCTTTCTGTGAGATTGAAGACATCTGCTAATTCAGGCTTGCCGTCCTTCTCAAAGTAGTTTTCTTTAAACCACTTGTAGAACTTATCGTCGGCATTTTCTTCCATTATCTTAAATTTTACATACGATTGCTTCTTTTCCTTCTCAATTCTTCGAAGGAATGCATAGTATATAATTTGAGTAAAATAAGAAAAGGGGTTTGAGGATTTATCTGGGTTAAAATTGTGAGCGTACATCAAACAATTTTCGATTCCATCTCCTACCATCTCTTCCCTATAGGGGTAGTTCATAAAATTTGGTCTGTAGGAGAGGTGTTCCGCGATCTTTAAGAAACATTCAGCGATATAGTCGGTTACTGGTGGCCTATCTTTCCCATTTTTTTCGGCTGTTCGAACCTTTTTAATCCACTTTGTCATTTCATCGTTGAACCTTGAATTATCGATGTAATGTCCTTTAGTAGAAGGTTTTATGACTTCTGGTTCTATTTGAACTGCAAAATCATCAAAGCCTAAATCGTCTTCATCTTCTTCTAATTCTGCCTTTTTTTTCTTTTGTTTAATTTTTTTCATGATTACATTATACGTCCAAATAACATAAGAGCAAGGGGGGTATTGACAGAATTGTTTTCCTTGCTACAATGAGCGTGTACGCGATGGACAAGGGGAATTATACTTATTAGATACTATAGAGTACTTTAAGTATCCTCTGAGTCTTCCTCAGATATATCTTCAGAGTTATCTTGAAGAAGTTTGCTTGGATCATCAGGCCAATCACTTAAATCGATTTCTTTGAGTTCTTTTTCTGAGAGCCTTTCCATTTCAGGAATCAAAGCATCATCATCAGCCAGTTCAGCAAACATTTCAGGATCTAAAACTCCAGTATCAATCAAATCTGCAATAATATCTGGTGGGAAAAACAAAAACATTCCAACCATATTTGGTTTCTTTTCTGGAGGTTCGGGGGTAGAAGTATCTCCTTCTTCCTTTTTGGGAGTCTTACCAAAAAGTTCTTCTTCCATTTTCTTTTGAATCATATTCATCATTTGTGGATTCATTCCAGAAAATCCTAAATCACTTGGAAGCTTAGGAGTCACATCTTCAATCATTTGCTTATAGAGATATTCTTGATCTTCGCGCATTTTTTGTTTCTCATATAGAAAAACAGTTTCCTTAGCAGGATTTAGAGTAGTGGCAATATGATCCTTTGGCAATTGAACATCCAACTCGTTGGTCAATTCAAGCCAATTACGCATGATCATAACTTCTTTTGGATAACCAGAGTTGTCAACCATGAGAACGGATTTCACAACCATTGGTCTACTAATTTTAATGGTCATGTCATCCTGACTATCGATCAAGCCAATTATTTCTTCACCACTTTTCAACTTAAAGATCTTGTAGTCTACTTCCATAATGACCTCCATTAGTATTTATGAATCTTGATTGAGATTTATGAGCTTAAATGGAAATTTTTCATTTTCATAAATCTTTAATCGCTCTATGAAATGATTAAATGTGTGGTTCGTGTACTTCTTGTATCTCAAATCATCAACAAGATCATAAAGAGTCATATGCGTCTTGTTATCAGATTTTCTTAAACCTCTACCAATAGACTGAAGCACACGAACTACTGATTTTGACGGAGATGAGAAAACAATATTGTGAATGTTCTTAATATTAATTCCAGTAGAACATGTACCATAAGATGCTATAAGAATGCTATCTTCAAGTGTATCTATTTTCTGCCTAATGAATTCTCTTTCGTCAAGAGGCACTTCTCCTGAAATGTAGAAAACACTTTTATCAAAGTCTTTCATCATATCATATAACTTTTTACCATGTGTTTCCACATGACTGAACAAAACAAGAGTATTACCCTTTAATGATTTGCATAGCTGATGAATCATATTATATCTTTTCTCACTAGAAAAAATAAAATCAAGTTCATCCCGATAATCTACTCTCTTTACTTTATTACATTCTTTAAGAGAGTATTTAAATATCAAGCAATTGATATTAATATTGCTTAATACATCTTTTTCAATCAAAGATTTTGTGGTTGTTACTTTGTAAAGTGGTCCAAACAAACCTTCAATTATGAATTTATGTACCTTTGTATTGTCAAGTGTTCCAGAAAGACCAAATCTGATTGGACATTTTTTCATTTTTTCCATTATCATGGATAAAGATTTTGCTTTAAACAAATGACATTCATCGCCAATCACAACATGAAAGTTGTCAAAAAACTTTTCATTTTCTCTGAATATACTTTGCCATGTTGAAATGACAATCTTTTTATCAATTGCCTTAGATTCCCCAGCATATATTTTCTTTACATTTGATTTTACATCCCAACCATTTAATTTTGAATAGTCTGCAAAATCATTATAGAGTTGAGCAACTAGACTTGTAGTTGGGACAACAATCAAAATACTTTTATCGTCTGGTATATTATCGATAAAATATCGAATCAATGAATAAATTATCAATGATTTTCCTGAACCAGTAGGTGAAAGAAGCAATGCTCTTTTATTCCTGATTCCATGTGTTACTGCATTGATTTGATAATCATGCGGAGTAATAATTTTTCCACCACTTGATACCTTGAGATAATCTGTTATGAATTTGCGAATGTGTTCTTCTTCAATGTAAGAAGTTTCTTCATTGATTTCATTTTTATATGAATAATGTCGATCATCGAAGAATTTCTTAACATAAGGAAGCATTCCTTTGTAAATTCTCTGATTAGCAAGGTTATAAAGACGAATCTTACCATCCCATAATCTCTTTCTAAATGATGGATTGTATTTGTGGTTCGGGACTGTGAATGTAAAATAGGTATTAAGCTCTTTAGCGATGTCTTTTGGACATCGTATCTTGATGAATGCATCATCAACAGCTTCTATTTTAATCTCATTGTCCATTAGTGAATTTAATCCAATCAATTGCCGATCTAATATTCCATTGGCGACCATTTACAATCTTAATGACTCCATCAAGATAATTGACCATTTCTTTCTTTTCTGCAATTTTTCCTTCAAGATTGATAATATCATCATCAGCTTCGATAAATTTATCTACATCTGTCTTGAGAATATTCAATTCAAATGGTTCCCATTTAAGTTTTTCTAATTCTTCTCTGCTCAATTTACCCATGTAGTAAAGCCATTTGTATTTTCTCAATACTTTCATGGTTCTTTCTTCCATAGAAAGTTCTTCTTTATATTTCTTGAAAAAGAGCAAATACTTATTATGAATCTGTGGTGTTATTACAGATTCTTGGGCCAATTCGGTAATGTCAATCTTGAGGTCTTTTTCGACCT